TCCGCTGCGGGTGGCGGGGGCGACGACGGGCGCCCTGGTCTTACTCTTGTCGGTGGTAGAAAACCGGTCAGGAAACTGCGAGTGCAATTCTGAAGTAAGCGTATCATAGTACTCTTTCGAGTCCGGTGCAACCCCTTCTTCAACTAACTGCTCGTGTAGTCCCATTGCGGCGCCAGTCAATACTCGGTCTTTCTGCCACCACGACTCATTCTCGCTAAGCCATTTCTGTAGTCGCGCAGAGTATTGTTGTGGTTGCGGCTGCTGATACTGCGACTGTTGCTGCGCTTGGGCGGCTTGCTGCTGCGCTTGGGCGGCTTGCTGCTGCGCTTGGGCGGCTTGCTGCTCTCGCAAGGCCTGCAGTTGCGCTTGGTCGCGCTCCATTTGGTATGCTTCGGCTTGGAGACGCGCGATTTTTACCTGCGCGGCGGCCATGCCATCGGCGTCGCCTTCCTCGTAAGCGCTGCGGTACGCCGACTGAGCGGATTCAAGCTGGGATTCAACCCGACCCTTTGTCTGCTCGGTCGTAGACGCGCGCTGCGCGTCGAGCGCTTTTTGCAGTCGCTCTTTCTCGGCCATGACCGTGCGGGCGTAGTCGAGAGCTGCGCGCTCCCGCTGCTCCGCAGCCTGGCGGTTCTTAATCTCCTCGGTCTTATCCCGAGCTAGCTTAGTAATTCGCTTCTGGACTTTACGTCCATACCCAGAAAGATCCTCGTCAGTGGGCTCTTCCTCAACCTCGGGGGTGTCGTCGACGGTCTCAATGATAAAGTCGTCATCGTCAGGGAGCTCAACCTCATCGTCTTCGCTGTCGTCAGCTTGATGCGACGCGGATAATTCGCGGTCGTCCTCGTCGTCAAACGCATCGCTGTTGTGTTTAAGTGCCATTAGAACGCTCTCTCATAGTCAGAAGGGTCGGCGACAACGGCTTGAACCGTGTCATCGTCAATCAGTCGGAACTCAACGCCATCTACTTTCAGGCGGGTGCCGGAATACGAGCGGAAAATCACATGATCCCCCTCTTTACAGAACGGCCCGGAGGGATACCGCTTCTCGTCCCCATATGCATCGGGGCCTAGAGATAGGACGCGACCAAGAATAGACGCGGTGTCTTCCGCCTGACGTAGTTCGTCGGGCAAGTAAACGCCGCCGGAGGTCTTTTCTTTTGTCTTTGCTGTGATGATAAGCACCCTATAGCCAGACGGCTTGGGTAACTTAGCCAGGGTCTCTGGCTTGATATCTAAGTCGATATACATTGTAACTTCCCTTAAGTTGTAGCGCAGCAGTGCTGCACTACTTATGTATAAGTATTACTCGTCAGCTTCAAGGTGTTTCTTCTCTAGGTCCTTGATCTCGTCTATAATTCGGCTGAGCGTTGCGTGTTTTGCCTGGACGACTTTCACATCGTCCAGTGTCTGAAACCCCGCGTGTACTAGCTGATCCGCGAGACCCGCACGCTCTTTATCGAGTCGCTCACTTAGTTGACTTAATAGGCTCATTACCAGGCTCCTTCAGTACTTTAGCCGCTTCTAGAGCTATCTTAGCTCCCTCGCGAGCGTCCGCGCGCTCGTCGTTATCCAGCTGCGTAGCGATACGCACACCGGCCTGAACTCCGGCACGGCGGTCCTCAGAATCAATGCGCTGCGACTGGATCTCGTAGTCTTGTCGCTGCTTGGCTTCCGCCAGACGGAGTTTGGCTTGCTCCATCTGCGCGCGGTGCTGCGCCTCCATGTGCTTGATCTGAACTTCCTGCTGCTTGATCTGCAGCTCTTGCTGCTGCATCTGGACTAGCGGGTCTTGCGCTTGCTGCTGCGCCTGTTGCTGGGCCGCTTCTTGCTGGTTGCGTTGCAGTAACTTGTCCGCGGCTTGAGCGGCGAGGCGCGATACCTCGAGCTCTACTTCCTCCGGCAGGTTCTCTTCCGTGCTGGGCAGCTCCGCGCCGAGGACTTTCTGGATCTCAACTCGGTACTGCTCCGCCAAGTGCTCGGTGATGTGCGCTGTAGCCGCGGCCTCGATGGCCTGTGCGAATGGAGACTGGCCGACCAGCTCGGCGATCTTGGGGTCCTGCATGGCCGCCATGTGGGTGCGGATATGCGCCTCGTGGTCCTGATAACTAAAGACTTTGACCGGCTCCTGCTTGAGTAGCGCCATGTTCTCAGTGACCGGATCCATGGGCTTAATGTCGCCTGGGAGTTTAACAATGTCGCTCGCGTCAGGGATGCCGAGCACTTCAAGCATCTGCCGGTGAAGTTTGCCCATGTCGTAAAACTGAGGCGCTTGCTGCGCCAACTGAAGCGCAGATTGATACTGAACGACGCGCTGAGCCATTGTGGCAGCATTAGGGTCGGCGACAGGAATAACGTCCACACGGCCGTCAAAATCCTGAGCCCGGTTCGCGTCATCGTCTACTACGTAGCTGTACTCTTCAGGCATATCGCGGTTGATGATCCGCGCGATGAGCTTAAGCTCAAGGGCGATGGCGGCGTAGACGCGCGCCTGGATGCCCGACATGACTTTCATAGAGCGTTCGAGCAGGGCCAGGGTGGTACCCACCGGAGCCTCGGGGTTCATGTTACCAACCTGAAGGTCTGCTACGGACGCGATGCGCCGGCCCTCTTCCACAATACTCCCCAGCAACTGGTAGAGCACTCCTGATGGCTCTTTATATGGCAGAGTCATGATGGCGTCTTTGATAGAGCCAGAGGGGACGTCGATGTCTCGGAATTCACCGGGGTTGATCGGTGTATGGTTATCGTGGATGCGCATGCCGCGGGCCTTGAGGCCGCCAGGCAGGTTAGACAGAGTGCCGGCGTCAATCAGCTGTCGAAGGATAGAGGTAGCGGACTTGGCGAGGCCGCCGATCAGGTGGACAAGCCCCAAACCGTAGAAGCCCATGCCCGGGACGTACTTATAGTGAACAAAATGCTCCAATTTTTTACGTTTTTTGTCGCCTTCGTCCCAATTCCGGTAAATAGATAGAACTGTGGTTGAGCTCTTGTCGATAGTTACAACGTAGGGGTTACTTCGCCCGGTTCCGTCATCATCCATATCCAGGTCCAACCGCACGTGAACCTCCAGCAGTGTATGTCGATCATCGTTTGTAAGTCCGACCGTCTCGCCGTTAAGCTCGTTGTACTTCTGCTCGATGTCAGACAGCTCGCCTACCGGTTCAGGAAGCTCAACGTCGCGATACAGCCCCGCATACTGAAGCGAGGCAACCTCGTGCGCGGTGCGTTTCATGACGTGGGTGTATCGCTCGCTGGTGCGCAGGTCCGAGGCGCCGTAGGCGACAATCATATCCTCTGCGGGCACGAACAGGGCCGCGGGACGCTCCTCGATGGGGTCATAGTAGACCTTACGGAACGCGGAGCCCGCTAGCGGCAGGCGGAACAGGAGCTGCTCGGTCTCGTCTCGGTACTCCACCATGTTCTCGGTCAGCTGATAGTTCAGCTCAGTTTCGACGCGCTGGGCCTGCTCCATCAACTCGGTGGTCTGTTTACCTATGACCCGGGTGCGGGCAGGGCCCGTTGACGGAAACACCTCTGCCATAGACTGCGCCTGGAACCGCAGCACGGCCTCGGTCATGAGGGGGTGAAACACCCCTGTCGCGCCTTCCCAGGGGATAGTGCGGTCCTCGACCTTCATCCCGAGCTGGTCGATACCTTTGACGTACGCGTCGGCCCACTCGCTGCGGGACTCGCGGTCTCCTTCGAACGCTTCAACTAACTCGTTCGCAATTGTGTCCAGCTCGTCGTCTGAGAGGTATTCGGCCAAGTTCGCGTCGTGCGCGCCGGCGGCCTCTTCATCAGGCTCGCCGCTAAAGTCAAACAGCGTACTACCGTCTTCCAGCTCGATCGCGACGGGTTCGCCGTTTTCGTCTGAAAACGCTACGTCCTCCCCGAGCTCTACGTTGGTCTCTTCCAGGGCGTCGTCTTCGCCGTTGATGATCTGTTGCATAGCCCGGGGCTGCATTGCGCGGTCAATAGCCATAAAAAGTCCTTAATAGTACGCTGTCTGGCGCGGGCGCGGCGCGTACTCTTCGTCGTAGTCAGTACCAAGGCGGATCAGCCCACCCTGGCGAAATCTCATTAGGGCGTATACCATTGAGTCGACCAAGTCGTCGTGAGATGCGAACGGAAACGCCGCTACCTCCTCCACAAGTTCTTCCGCCCAGGGGTGATCGGTAACCCAAACCAGCCCAGATGCAATTATATCAGCAACTGAGTTCAATCGCGCCATCTTATCGCCAGACCCGCGGTGCGGTGTATACTCCGTTACTGGAATACCCATACGCCTGAGTTCTTGATAAATGGCCACGCCGGCACTCTTTTTCTCAACAATAAACGAGTCCGGCTGCCAATCTTGGTATTCTTTGATGCACAACTGTTTGAGATCCGGGAAGTCCACCCGCGTCTTAATCGCGTTGAGCAGGATGAGGTTGTAGGCCCCCGTATCCTCGTTGACGAACACCCCCCACGTAGTCAGCGCCGTGTAGTCCGCCCGGTTGTGCGTCTCGGCCGCGGCGTCCAGGGACATGATAACCCCCTCACACGACGGGAACCGATCTCTAGTCCAGCGCTGCCACCACTCTCTCTTGATGACTGCAGCTTCTTCGGACGTGGGGTTCTGCTGGTACTGGGCGTTCCATTGAAACAACGGCATCGAAGCCTTGGTACGCTTCAGCTCTTTGAGCGGGAAAAA